GTAATCAGTGTTAGTAATATCTTCTACCACTGATGCTCTTCTGAAGAACTTTTGAACTTTCTGACTAAAGATTTGTGGAGTAAAATTACCTTGTGAAAGGTTATTATATCCAGTTGAACTTCCAAAAGCCATGGTTGTTCCTCCTTGTTATTGTTTAGTTAGATTGTTATCGTTGTTCAATCCTACCTTCTAAACGAGCAAGGTCAATCTCTGCTTCAAACTTTTCAAACTCATGAGGTTTCATTTTAGAAATCTCACTAGCTGTCCAAATTTTTTTCTTTGGGGATTCAGAATCTGTTGCCTTTCTAGTTTTAGAAATTGCTTTAGCAGCTTCTTTTTTAACATCCTTCTCTTCTGATTTAGTTAGTTTGCTCATGCCACGATCCATTTTATATAGATCAATAGCTCTTGCAGCTAACTTAGCATTAGATGTATTTTCATACAACCAACCTTGAATAGTAGGATCTTGTTCTTCAGCCCATTTATGAAAGTCGTCTTGTGAACGAATCTCACTAAAGTCAGGATGAAGTTTTAAAAGTTCTACTTCAGCTTTTTCTTTTGCAATTTGTTCTTGTTGTACTTGTAAGTTTTTAAACTTATTTTCTAACTCTGCAGATTGAGTAGTTGCTTTGTCCATTGCTATAGTTTCTACCATAGAATAAACGTCAGGGTACTCTTTTCTCCACGCCTCTAATTCTTCTTTTGATTTAGGGGGTGTAAATTGCTTTGTGCTAGATTCTAATTGTCCACGCAAAGAAGTAAGTTCTTCCTTGTGTTTATTAATTGTAGAATCATAGTGCTTTTTCAAATCGTCATATCGTTTCTTAAAAGCACGATCTTCAGCGTTCACAGGGCGTTCAGCGATAGGAGTAGCCTCTTTATCTGATTTTTCTGCAGTCTCTTCAGATGCATCGGTGTCCTTCTGTTCGGTTGCTGCTTCTGCTTTTTCTCTTTGTTCCCTATGAAACTTAGCTAATTCACCTTTAGCAAATGCCTCAGTTTCAGGATCATTTTCTCCATGATCTTTATTATAAGGATTTGCTTTAGACATCATTGACTTAGTTTCTTCAGAAACTTTTTTTTCTTGTTCCATTATTTTTACCTATTGGTTGAGTGCCTTATGGATAAGGGTAGCTCTAAACTGTTTTACTAGTTTGTGGGCTAGTCATTATACCTTGACTAGGTGGCACGTTGTTAGTATTGTCTTCTTTACGAATCAAATTTTTAAAGTTATCAAGTGATCCGAATCTATCAACAATAATACTTGCAGGCACACTCACTGTGTTTTCATTTATTCCAAACTCAGGGAATATATCCTGTCCAAATATTCTGTTGAATACGTTTTTAAGAGATGGAGTTAAATGCATGTTTAATACTTGTTTATCCGTATCTCTCAAATTCTCTAAATTTATTTGAGGTATTCTTTCCTCTGCTAATTGTTTTTCTTCTATCTTAGGTTGTGGTTGTTTAATAGCTGGCATTTTAAGAGGTGCTACATTTGTAGGTTTTCTATTCATTATACCTGTAGTAGTAAATGCTGTTTGATCCGTTATTGGTTGTCCTCTATAATCTACTGCCATTATCTATATCCAAATGGATTACCTACATTAGTTGGTGTTGAAGTTGTTGATTGATTACTACCACCTTGATTACCACTATCTTGACCACCACCACCATTTCTAAAATAATCTTTTTGTTGTGGTGTTAAATTTTGTACTGGGTTAATTTGTTGTTTTCTAATTTCTTCTTGTTGTTTATTTTCTTTATCAATTAATTTTTGTAATTTCTTTTTTCTTTCTTCTAATACTTCTGAATCTTTTTTCTCTAATGTTTTATTAATTCTATCAATTCTTTTTTGTGCAGCATTTGCTAAACCATAACTAGGATCAAAAGGATTACCATATACTAAATTATAATTTGACATACCTGGTATACTTTCAACTAGTGCAGCTTGTTCTGGATCTGCGTAATACTGTTTAATAGCTTTTATCTCTTCACTTTCTTCTGGTAATATAGCACCTAATGCTTTTACTGCAGCACTTGCAGCATTACCATAAGGTACTAATGCTTTTAAAATTGTAGTCATAACTTTTTGAGTATTAGTAGGTTCTTTTTTACTAGCCTCCATAGCATCTGGTGTATATCTTTCTAAATTTTGTTTTTCAATAAATGATAAATTCATATCATCTGCTGCACCATCTTCCATTTCTTTTATATAATCATAGATTGCACTTTGATTACTATCAGGTTGATTTTCTTCTGCATCTGTTATAGGATCACTACCAGTTGCAGTTTCAAATCTGGATTTATATGGACTTACTACTGGAGCTGTAGATACAACTTTTCTAGTTCCAGTAACAGTATTTTCTACTAATACTGGATCTCCATTTGCATCATATGATAAACTAAATTGTACTGCCACTACTCAGCCTCTTTACTGCGTTGGTTTGCTGTTGGAAGATTGATCAATTGGCGAAGCAAAACCAGCTTCCCCTGGCATCGGTATATTGCCGACTCCGATGTTGCCACCTCCATTTCCTGTTGGATCTGTGATTGAAGCTCCAGCAGGTGCTTTTCCAACTGTTGCCATAGGATCTTGTTCTCCAGCAGGGGTCTTATTGTTTTGATTTCCATTTGCCATTCCCATTATTTGTGCATAGATAGCTGCTTTCTCTGGATCATTAATTAATTGATCAGGATCAATATCTAATGCTTTTGCTATTTCTTTTAAACATGTATGCCATCTAACAAAAGGTGCTAGAGCAGGATTAGCTGCTGTCTGCATAAATGTCATTAATCTTTGTGATCTAACTTCTTTCTGCATCAATGAAGATGTACCTCTTGCTTTAATTTCAAGATCACCTTTAATGATTGGAATGTCTGCATTAAATTGCATATTCCAATGAAATAAGTTTTCACCTAGGGGCTTTAATAAGTAATCATCTATATTTTTAATTACAGTTTTAATACTCAAAGCTGCAGCACCCATCAACATTGACATACCAGCGGCAGTTCTAGTTGTGGATTGTATTCCTGTAGCACCATGTGAGTATGATGGAATACCAGTTGCCTCATCAGCTAACTGTCTAAATCTATCAAACATCATCATATTTTCCTGTGTACTATTAGGAAACTTAATTGCATTTATAGATGTTCCTGGTTGACCACTTTGTCTTCTAAATATTTTACCAGGAAATATTTTCATATCTTGTCCAGGCACTAATTGTGTTTCATCAACATCAAATACTAAATTACCTGCTAATGCTAAATTATCAATAGCCATTCTTGCATGACCATTCATAATTTGTTGTGAGTCTTCCATGTTCTCTGGTACACCTACACCAAAGAATTGATATGGATTTAATTCATATGGGCAAACCATAAATGGTAGTCTAGTTGGTTCAAATGGATTCTCTACCATTCTTAAAACTTTACCACCACATATCCAAGCATTAATATTGATTACATCTTTATCACTGTCAATACCACATTCTTGTGCCATCTCTTTTGTAACAACACCCCAATACTCTAATACTTCAAATCTATTTTTATAAATAGTTTCTACAGTTTCTCTGTTGTATAAAGAAGATTCATATCCTCTAACTTGATAGTTAGGGCCTTCTTCTAAACACATATCAATAGCTGTCTCATCAAAGTAAGGCATTTTTCTTAAATCAGAAAACTGTTGTCTGTTTAAAGAATGTCTTTGAATTACATAATCACAATCATTTATACTTGTTGCATTTGGATCTGGATAAAAATCCCAACACGATACTGCTTCTACTTTAGGTACTGTTTTAATTTTTTTAACATGGATATTAGTTACATTACCTTGTTCATCTTCAGCTGTATCAAATGCATGATAAGTATGATCAAAACTAAATGGGCCTTTTAATATACCTGTACCTAATAAACATTGCTCAAAGAATACATGTCTTAATACTGTGATAGCACTAGATTCTTCTAGTTGATCATGTAGTAATTTTTCTAAATGTTTAGCAGCCATCTCAGCAGGTTGTATTTGTGGCTCACCTACATTAGCTGGGCCTTCATCAAAACCTACATTCTCAAACTCTTGTGCTAAGTTTTTCATTAGCATATCAGCTGTTGCACCAGGTGGTATTTCTCTACCATCACCTTTAAATCCATATGGATCTTGAGGTTGTTGAGGTGCTTGTGCTTGTTTAGGCTTTAAGTGTGCATACTCAGGTATATCTTCTGGCACTTGTGTAGGATTAATTCCTAATGGAAATTTACCATTAGAAAATAATACTTCAATGATTTGACCAAATGCAGCAAGAACTTTAGTCTTTGTTACTTTAACAAATACTCTAGACTTTTCATTTGATCTAAAAACCATTTCTGGGCCATATAACCCTCTATAGTTTCTATAAGCCTGAAGCCATCGTTTCTCATCATACAATCTAGAGTTTTCTGATTGATAGAACTTTTCTCTTATATGACCAACAATAGGTTTAGACTCGCTGACTTCTTCAGCTGATTTATGTTCTTCTTCGTGCATTAATCTTTTTCTTTTTCTTTTGCTTTTTCAATTGCAGCTTTTACTTTTTCAACATCTACAATTGGTTTAGGAACTGATTTTATTTTTACTTTTTCTTCATCTCTCGTCTCTGCAGTTTTTCTTTTATATTCTTTTATTTCTTTTTGTTTTTGTTCTGCTTCTTTACGAGTTGGATAATTAGGCATTACTATATTACTAGTTCCTCGTTTATCTATTGATAATAAAAAAGATTCTTTTTTAGAATCAGAATGTTTATTAGCGTAATTTTTTTTAGCGTTTGAATCTTGTAAAGTCATTAATAATCTCTTTCTTCAGCCATTCTAAAGATTGCTGGATCTACTTTTGATTTTGACTTACCTTTTGCATCATTACCATCACCACTTGTAGCACCCTGCATAACTTTTGAGTTAGGGTCTATTTGTAGTGGATCGTTTGGTCTTTTAGCTACATCAGGTGCAAGTTCTCCGTGCATGTATCTTTTCATCATAGTTGTTGTCCTCCTAGTCTATTGTACTTTTTAATAAATCAGTTACTCCATAGATTTTATTTTTAACTTTATTTTTTGCTTTTGCAAAAAGTTGATCTTTTCTATAAGTTAAACCAATTCCTATTTGTTTAATCACATTAGGTTCTTTAGCTAATGCTGCGTCTTTTTTTTCAGCTGCTTTTTTTAAATCAGCATCTAAAATTTCTTTAGCCTCTTTTTTCTTTTTCTTAGAACCATTAGTACCTGCATTAATTTTAGGTACATAGTTACTACTTTTTCCTAATCCATTCTCTTCCATTAGTAATCCTTTTCGTCAGCCATTGTGAATAGGTTAGGTTGAACATGCTTAGAACCTGGCTCAGAAGGTAATACTTGATCTTCTAAGTAATTTTTAGATTCATATTTTCTAGGAGCATGTTTTTCAAAATCAATATTAGTGTGCTCTCTGTTTGGGTTTTTCCCATCAGGTGCATCACTTAACTGACCTTGTTTAACCTTTGCCTTTGGGTCAAATGTATTCATATTGTTCTCCTGTTATATTTTTATCTTTTTAATTTTAATTATATTCTTAGTAGGTATCACTGTATGCCCACCGCCTTGTTTAATTGTTCCATTATCTTCAAATATAAAATCAGCCATTATAACAGTTGTTTTACTATTCTGTTCTACTAGCCAACCAAAACTACAACATGTTGCTGTCTTAGCTTTTTTTATATCTGGTATATCAGACCATTCACATGATCCAACAATATCTTCCCAGTATGCAATAACTAAATCATATGGAAAAATTTTTTTATTTATTTCTGGAACTTTTCTTTTTGACACCTTTTAATTTACCAGAATTTTCCATAGCATAAAATACGGCTTCACCTTTTTTCTTGCCGTATTGTTTTACCATAGATTTTTTAATTTTTTTACCTTTTTTATTTAGTGGCATTAATATCCGAATTTATTATCTGAAACTTCAAATGTATTTTGAAAAGAAGAACCAAATCTATTTGCAAACTTAGGATGTGTTGGTCTACTCATACATCCATATCTTAATGCATCGTATGCATGATCTTCTGCGTTAGTATCTACATCTTCAGGATTTCTATCATCAGTTGGTAGTGTTCCTAAAGTTCTAATTAAGTTTCTACAATTAGCAAATATTCTTATACCTGGTTCGTCATCAATTACTTTTAATCTTTTATGTATTTCTAACTTACCATTAATTCTACTCTTAGGTGATCTATCAGACGGCCTCCAACGGCATCCCTGCTGTATCATTGTTTCTGCAATGCTTGGCCCCACATCACCTCTCTTTGCCCATGTACTAGCGTCTAAGACTCCGTAATGGACATGTTCTCCATGTTCTAGGTTTATAACTTGTCTTGCGAAATGATCAGCCGTAACTTTTTTAGTATATAGTTCTCTATAAATCCATATATTGTTATTATAATCAATAGCAAACCATAGCACACAAGCAGGAGAAGAATAACCCCAGTCAGCAGCACGAAACTTATACCATCCTGAAGGTACTTCAAAAGGTTCCACAACATGGAGTCTTTTGTCAAATTCTGGAAAAGCTGAGTTCTCATATGCATCCCAATCTCCATCTAGAAACTGTTTACGTTGTGCTTCAGGTAAAGATGCAAGCATAATGTAATAATCATCTGTCTGCATCAGATAAGGATTGTCTTGTAACTTAGCTGGAATAAACCTTCTAGTTATATATTTCTTACCATTAGGCGTATCAATCCCTACACTGAAAGCTGTATTTGGTTCTGCAGGATCTACGAACATTTCTCGTACCCATTGTGAACCAACATTACCAGGATTACCTGTTGCCCTCAAGTATACAGGTATATCTTTATCTACTGATCTAAGAGAAGATCTGAGAAAATTATATATATCTGGCGAAGGATATTGTGGAAGTTCGTCTATTCCTATCCATGTGTAAGACTGACCTTGGTATCT